CTTTTTTGCGTTCTTCTTCCGCCTTTTCTAACTCTTCGAGGCGTTTCGCTTTTTCTTCGAGTTCCGCCTGCTTCTTTTTCTCGCGATCAAGACGTTTGTTAAGAATTTCGTCAAGCTCCGCCTGTGTGAACGTCTTTTCCGTCCTCTGCGATTGCTCAGTCGGTGTTGGTTCCGGCTCCCCAGCCGTAGGTTGAGCGTTAGTATCTTCCGGTTCAGGTTGTTCCGCGAAAAATTGTAGATTTAAAGGCAAAAATTTCGTCATATCGTACCTCACCGTTTAAAGCCCGTCGGCTGTAGATTACGAATAACAACAACCGGCAGTTTATCGACAATACCGTAGGTCAAGCGTTGCTATTCGTTCGTTTCGTTGTAAGGATCTTGGACCTGTCTTTTCAGGTTCCGTTCCTGTAAAATCTCCATGAATTTGACTTCCGGGTTCTCCTTACCGCTTCGGATGATTGCGCCCTTGATAGACTCTATTTCATGCGCAATTTCTTCGCCTAGCTGTTCGACAAGAGCTTTTTGATCTTCCGGAAGTGGAAGGCCAAATATAATCTTGCTTCCGTAATAGTTATCTACTTGCGCAAGCCATTCTTTATCGTATTTAAAGCGAGGATGATCTTGGCGCGCTTTCATATAACGCAGAATGTATTCATTCAACGTTTGGAGACGCGACTGCCAAACGATCCACGCTCGCTGTGTTTTCGATATGATCGAGCTGTAAAGCAATTTGAGCGCCATCTCGTTAATACCTCCGGTGTTCATATCCGCGGTATTGACCATCGGCACCTCACTGATTTCGTGAAGTCGTTTTTGCAGACGGTCAAGATACGCCTCGATCGCTTCTTTGAATTTAAAGCCGCTTTCCAACTTCGTCGCTTCCGGCTTTCCGGTATCTTTGTCGGACTCGCCGAGATCCCAAATAGCGCTAGGAGATACGCGAAATGGCTTTTTCGGATCATACTCGACGTTCGTCAGCAGTGTGATCGCGAACATCTCGAAGCGCAGTGCGTCAGAGTAATCCGATAGCTTTCGATCAATCTCGTCTGCGGTATCGATGAGCTTTTCGAGTTCACTAAATCCGCTAGTTTGGCCAGAAAGTTTTTCGGTTGGAACGTGGACTACCGGTATAAAGTCGAGTCCCATCGATTTTCTTTCGACTCGCTTTTCAACGAGACTTAGTCCGTCATCGTAAATGGCCTCTTCGATCTTGCAATCGTAGTTTCCGGTATCTTCGTCGCCTTCCCATTCGAGGTAGTACGACAGTTTCCAGAGCTTCGTCTGTTGTTCGTCCAGCCACGCAACGAAATGAACTTCGTCAAGTTGGTCGACATCCCATTCGTTATGAACTGCGATAACCTCAGTCGAAGGATGCCAAAGGATTTTAATTTCGCCACGCCGAGTATCGTAGTGCAGACGAGCATAAACGCCGGTTCGGCTGATTGCGCGGTCTTTTGCCGCAGCGAGTAGTTTTTCGTGCATCCGGTTGTCTTCCCATACCCAAGTTAGCAAGCGCTCTTTTGCCTTCGCCCGACTGTTTTCCTCCTCCTGCTCTTTGCTCGGCGCGTATCCTGGCTTGATCATTTCCGCAGGATCGTCGAGAACATCAGGCGGCACGGTCACTTTCGGTTCCTTCTCGAATTGCCATGCCGCAGTGGTATCGATCAGCTTACGCGGATAATTCATCGTTAGCTGCGTCGGCTCATAATCGATCTCTTGCGGCTTTTTATAGTCGGTCCAAACGTTGAGGTCGCCTTCATAGCGCCGGTAAAGTTTGATTTCGTCACAGATACGCTGGAATTCTTTCGATCCGAGCGCTTCCTTCATCGGTATTACGAATTGAAACGGGTTTATAAAATTTCGGTCGATGACTACGATTTAAAACGCCTCCTTTCTAGTAGCGATAGTTTCCGATGTTGCCGCCCTTCCTCCGTCTGGCTTTCCCCGCAATGGAGTACGCCATATGTAGGGCATCGGGGCCGTCATCGTGGTTATGGTTCGGGTACATTTCGAACATTTCGAGTAGCAGCTTTTGATCGCGTTTGAATCGGATCTTGCCGCTCTGAATATCCGGTAGCAACGACTCAATCCGAAGGGCTTTCCGTGTCCTCTGTTTGATCTGTTTCAGCCGGGTGGATGCCGGATAGCCGTTCGCCTGTAAAGCCTCGCCTAGCTTATCCGCGAACCATTCCTGCGCCTGCTGTGCCTCGACTGCGATACCTTCGTACTGGAACCGCATTGTCTTCTCGACAACTTCGTTAAGTAGGACGTCAGGGTGAACGCGCTGCAAAAAGACATCGGCGACATAACAAAAACCGGTCGCCCTGTTTCGAGCCACCGTTATGATCGCGGAGTAGTCGCCTTTTTCTTTACCCATCGCGAAGTCAATGCCGCAATAGTAATCGAATTCTTTTGATTCGAGTTCTTTATCCGAATAATATTTAAAGTCTTCGCTCCGGAAAACTTGCGATTCTTCATCGACTGGATTGCCGAGGTACTCTTGATTGAAAGCCCTAGCACCCATATCTTCGCGCTTTTCCATGAAATGCTTGTACGTGTATGCCTGCGGCCAAAGGACCCGGGTTCCGCGTTCCATTTCCTCTTTGTTCGCTTCATAAAAAGCGTTCGCATTTTTCAAGGCGTCTTTATTGTCTTCGTTATACAATTTCCGCCACTGTTCCCATAAATCTTCGCGTTCAGACCACGATAGAATTGCTGGGAACTTTCGCGAGGTGAAGTCCTTACGCTTAGTCAGAACGTGATTTAATAACGAATCGTAGTGGACGATCGTACCCATATAGATACACATTCCGCCAAAGCCAAGCGCCTCAAGCATTTCCGATCGGAACCAGTTTAGGTTTTTCGCCCTTAACTCTGCCGTGTTCGTGCTGCCGTCGGACTCGAGATCATCGAGGATGAATAAGCCCGGACGCTCACTCAAATGACGTAGCCCGCGCATCTGTGTTCCCATTCCTTTCGCTTCTACCTTCGTTCCTGAAGAAGTAATAAATTCGTATTTGTTATCGACTTCATTCATCGAAGGCTTTTGGTGGAGCAACGGGCCGAAATCTTCACGTAGCTTTTCGTTAAATTTCAGATGGTTGACGGTCCATTTAATAAAGTCGCCGGCTACGTCAGTTGTTTCGGACACCTCGATGATGTACTTTTGATGGCGGAATACGACCTGATGGCATAGATACGAGTTTGATAGATATGCTGTTTTGGCGTGCTTACGACCGACTGACCACCCAACGTTTGTCTTTATTTCTCCGCGAGTAATTTCGTCAAGTAGTCCGCAAAGCTCCCGGTGAAAGTCGGCCGCAGTCTCTAGCGTTTGACCGGCCGGAATTAAATTCGAGCTATTGTCCGGGTTTCGATCCGCGCTGAAGTATTCGTAGGTGAAATAGAGCATATCGTATTCAGCCCGATGCACCCGCTTCAGCTTTTCGAGCAGCTTTAAGTTGATCTCGACGCGTTCGAAATCGTATTCGACAGCTTCGTCCCTTTCGATTAGCTGCCGGAGCAAACGATTTTCTTCGGTTAACTCGTCGATGCGCTGCTGCCGCGCTTCTCGATCGAGCCATTCCCCGTCAACAAATGCGATAACAACGCACCTCCTTCGTTAACTTTCGTTCTCCAAACGGGCGAGCAACGCTTTTTTGCGCTCCTCATGCGACATCGTATTCGACTTGTCCGTAATGGTAAGCTCGCTCTGATCGTTCAGATCGCCGATCCGCTTCAGATACAGTTCGATCGATTTCGTTGAACCGCTTTTGATGCTGTCGAGCAGCTTCGAATATACAAACGGCAGCTTAGTATCGATGAACTGCGACGCCAAATGGTTTTTGTACGCGATAAAGTTCGGATCGCCCGTTTCCCAACGGTGTAATGTCATGCGGCTGATTCCGCAATCTTCTGCGATTTGATCCTTCGTTTTGCGCTCTTTTGTCGGCGTAAATTCGCGTTCAACAAGGGCGAGCGCCGCTTCGCGTTGATTCGGCTTGAACGCTGTTTCGTCGTATTTGAATCGCGACATCTTTCGTCACCTCCTTCGTAATCTATAAGAGATTTATAGTGCGCGTTTGTCTCGTAGGATGATCGTCCCCGTATCCGAGGTTTCCGATCACCTCCCGCTCCCACTTCTTCTCCTGATCCGTTGTGAGTTCGCTATACGCAAGGATAACCGTCGTTGGCCGCGTTCCTTTAAACTGCCATCCGACTGCCGCTTGACCTACGTGTAGCGCCTGAAATCGAGTTCGATCGCTGTTTAGCGAGCGTAGCGCGCTTTCTAGCATTTGTGCCTGTCCGGGAGTGTCTACGACTATAACAACGTACTCTATATCGCTATCAACTTTATCGAGTATCTTCCGCAATGATCTTGCGGCCTCCCAACCGTCAGCTAACGGTTTCTCGCCGAGCCGTTCCGCTAGGTCTTGAAATTCAGCCAGCGCCTTAGTCGCCGCCTTTGCTTCGCGTTGAACCGCCTTGAGGCCGGTTATTGCTTCGGAAACATCAACATCGAGTTTTAGGCTAATAGTATCGCTTGGCTTCTTCTTTGGTTCCGCATACACAAAGTCCGGATCATTGGGACCGACTTTTCCGTAACTCATAAGTTCGTCATGATCTAATTCGATTGATTCGCGTTTGTCCGCCATTCACATCGTCTCCTTTTTCGTTTATTAGACAGAGATTCATTTTGAAGCTCTGTTAAACAGGGGCGACAGGGATCGAACCTGACCACGCGGTTTTGGAGACCGCATCGCCACCGAGGAACATGCGCCCCTAGGATCGCCTGCGCACCGGAAGGCTCGGAAGCACATTCCGGAAAGGCCCGTAGGCAACGCAAGCACAAAAAGAGCGACCCTTATTCGGATCACCCTCGTTCTGATTGCGTTATGTAATTATAAGTTTTTAATAAGTTCTGATATGGCGGAAGAGGGATCTTTAGCAACTGGTGGGAAAAGATTTCTAACAACTATAGTTGCAACCGCCACTATCTGAGTGTACATCCCAGTAAAAAATAAATTACATGTCCACTCTGGCGGCCTGAAATTAGGCAAGAATCCCATTAGAATAAGAATTACATTCCCCAAAACCATTTCAATACCTAATGCCAATAAAATAAAAGTGGCTATCCTCTTCCGCATATTCCTTTCGTTTAATTCGTTCTCTTTCCAAGTCCCTATGACTTGTCTTAGTTTAAAGCTGTTATCTCTGAGTTGCGTCAGTCTTTCTATGACATCTGTCTGTTCAGGTGTTACTCCATCCTCCACAGAAAGCTCATCTTCGGTGTCAGCTAGTATACTTGATACTTTTATTCGGCCCGAAAAGTAGCTACTCTCTAAACTGCCTGACATCCGCTACACACTCACTCCTAAATTATTTAATCTATACTTCATGGCAGTCCTAGAAACTCCAAAATAGTGACTAAGAAATTCCACATCACCTGACATTCCCCAAATCTTTAAAACAAGTTCTCTAGGCATTAACAAATTGGCTGCAAAGTCGTTAGCTTCCGTTTCTTCTTTATTTTTTTGACCATTTCTAAAAAATACTGATTGCTCATCGATAAAGTCAGTTTGGGATTCAGCATGCAAAAAATAATGTCCAAGTTCATGGGCTATAGTGAATCTTTTCCTTACGGGCGCGTCATCATGTTTAACGTAGATTGTCGCAACTCTTGAATCATCGCCAGGATGAACCTGTAGCGCTCCGGAGATCATGTCGGTTGTAAATTCCGCATTTATGACCTTGATTCCGAGTTTCTCAGCAATCGCAATCGGGTTAATGGGTTCGTCCTGTGATGTGTAGGCCTGTAAAACCTCTTGTGCTTTTTCTTCCCCAATAGTTCTCATGTCTAACATAGTATTCACCCCTTTTTGGAGTTTAAACAGCTCGATGATCTCGGCCACTTTAACCACCTCTCAGTATATCTATTCCCGTTTTTCGGAGTAGATAACCTGAGTGTAAGAATATTTTAGCAAAATATGCATAACATGTGCATCAAAAATGATTAATTTTATTGAAGAAAAAACAAGTTTATTTTTGGTGCATTTATTTAACACCGCTAAAGTGCATTTTTTTGTGATCTAAAGTAGGAGCAAGTTTTGTCGTATACGAGCAATTCTCGTTTGATCTACGGGCATACCCAACATTTTCGATAATCGCTTCATGTCTTGGTAGTTATCCGCGATCATCTGCCTTATTAGTTCCCTTCATAGTTGCCTACGAGACACCCTTACGCCCTCCCTTCGAATTCACACAAAATTAGCGTTTCTAACCGTCACCCTACCGAATACCCTCGGCGAAGGCTAAGACGTCTGATTTCGTGTGATTTGCGCGTGAAAATCGTTATTTCCCTTTAGATCGGATAGTTAGCGTTGTATACCGCTCGGAAAATTCGTCGACATCGAAATCAAAGCGGAAATCGACAAAATCCTGTTCGATAAGCTTTTCGAATACTTTCCGTATTTGTTCTTTCTCCTCTTCGGTTAGATTCGCTATGTTATCGTCTCCTTTTCGCTTTGTATTCGTCATTAACGGGAAACATTCACCGTGATTACCGTGAACAGGTCATCTGCATATTGTTTAATACCGTTCTCGTCGGTATAGAATGACGCAGTTGTTTGACGAGTTACGTCCTCGATTTCGTACTTATCGTCTTCCAGATACGAATTTAAAAGCGCAATGACTTCACTTAACATATCTCGTTCTGATTTTCGCAATAAGTCCGCCCCCTTTTCGTTTATGTAGTACGCTATGGCCCTCCGTATTTAAAATTTTGCGAGAAAATTGCTGGCGTCCGGCACGGCTTTTTCCGGTCGGACCTCCCCCGCCCCCTTCCGTTTTTCCGGTCGGTGACGCCATTGTTTATGCATATCGCTGTATTTCGTATTCATTTTTAGTTTACATAATTCCCACTATCGGAAGTTGTTTGATCGCTAAACCCACGTCACGACTGCGTTTGTGAACTGCGCAGTTTACTTTTTTATGCACGTTTTTATACATCGTAGTACTGGCGCGGCTTCAGGTCGTTTCACAATCGCTTTATTACGCTAAAATTTCGTATATAGTTAACGGTGTGAACTATCGCCTTCCGAGGGTCGAGGTTTTCGAAGGGTCTCCGTCATGAAGCGCGAGGCTGACTTACAGGCGGACTGCCATCCGACCTCCGTAACGTCCTATATCCGAATCCTCCCGTATCCCTTCCTATATATCTACGTTCTCCTCTTCGGTGTTACAATCGCATAATAAAACGCCTTGCTATTCGTTCAGCAAAGCGTTAGGTTTACGTTATGTTACACGTCCTCATAATACATAGATAACTACGGATGCAAAAGCGGAAGTATTATCGTTATATTAACGGAATATTTTCGTATGTTTTAAATACTAGCGTCCACTCCGTCGCTTGCGCTCCTCCGTGTCCGCGGATATTATTAAGACCTTTATCGCGATACAATTATTTATACAATATACATGATTGCGTTTCTGCGGGACGGAGTGAAACGTAGTTCCCGCTAGTCTTCGGATTCAGAAGACTAAGAAGTGATTACGGACTCAAAATCGCTGTATCCCTTGCGGCTGTAAGCGCGAACCCTATTTTAGGTTGTGCGAATAAAGTCGTGTTTTTGGCCGATTTGTGCGAATAAGATCGTGTTCATTATCAATTACGTTATTCTAATTGAGAATATAGCGATAATCTTCCGACATTACACCGACACATCCTTCGTATTATTATTCATATTAACGCATAAATATACGATATTAACACGAAGAAATAGACGCCAATCATTCGTCAGCGTCCTCGGTCAGGTCGATAAGCTCCCGTATATCCGATATATTCAACGCAGTTGCAATCCGGCTGAGGTGGTCGAGCTGCACCCGTTCCTTAATTCCGCGGCACAGTTCGCTAATGGCAGTCGGACGGATTCCGGTTAAGTCAGCGAGTTCCTTCTGCGTCATATCTTTCCGATCAAGTAGCTCGGCTATCTTTAATTTAACGATCATTTGCCGGCACCTCCTGCGATTATTATAACGTAAAAACGATATTTTTGTAAATAACGCATTGACGTTATAACGGTTATGCGTTATAATTAAGGTAACGAAAGGAGGTGAACGTAATTGATTGACACCGTAATGAAGCTTTCGGCAATCGCCGCAACTTGGCTCGGAATTATCAAGCTCGGCCTTGAACTCCGCAAGATGCGAAAGGACGATCAGTCCAAAGCCGAAAGTAAAGAGCGACGGGCTCCGACCAAGAAACACCGTCGCCGATTATAACACCGAGGGGCATTTCGCCCCTTGTCAATCAATTATAACACGAATGAAACGAATTGATACCACGGAAATTTTGTTAATCGTCGTCTTGCTCGCCTGGATTGCGGATATGAACTTCGGCCAGCTGTCCGTTCTGGACTACGTCGGCCTCGGATCAGCGATCGTTTTCATCGCGCTTCTATTCTTTAGATCGGGGAGGAATCGGAAATGACGCTTTATATAAAACGCTTGTGGTCCGACACACCACCGCTGAAGCCGCAGCAGACCGACCAGATCCTCGATCTATATCAGCGCCCTGTTACGTCATTTAAAGACGCCGGCAAAGCGTATCAGATCGGCTTCAATACGGCGCTTACGTGTCTCGGCTATTTAATCGCAAACAAATACGGAGGTAATGACGAATGAAAAACGTAAAATCTGTATTCTTGAAAAACGCCGTAATTCCGGTGGAAGATCTCCGCGAATGCCGCCATTGTGACGAGGATAATTCCGTAGAATGGTACGCGGAAGATGTTCCGAGAGGCTATGTATGGAGCTGGCACTGTCACGCTTGTCGAGAAGACGATTCCGGGTACGAATTTTAATCATATATTGCGGAGGTAATGACGATGAATAAAACGAAACTCTTAACGGCCATCCTCGGCCTATCAATCGCAGGCAACGCGGCTCTCGGAATCTACGCCGCCAAATTAAACGAAGACGTCGATATTGCTTATCGCGTGGCTGACGACATGGCCGCCGAAGCTAAGGACGCCCAGGAAACGGTTGAACGCGAATATATCGTTGAAGGGAAAGATTACGCGGTATCAGCGGACGACGGCGGCTTCGCTTTCGATCCGGCAGCCACGGACGCAAAGCCAGGCGATCGGATTAGCGTGACTTTTACGAAGGATCAGTACGAAAATGGCAGCGGATTTAAGACGATTAAGGTTATCGAATAACACACGAAATCAGGCGTTAAGCGGCCGCTGATACCTAGTACACCCGCAGCAGATTCCGGCGGCTCCTACGCTTTAATTTCGTGGGAAAATCGTTCGAAAGGCCGCCGGGAAGCAGGCCGGAAAATCCTGCGCAAACTGTTTAAATGACGGAATAATTTACCGCAACCGAATCGCTTTGTCTCGGCGGACTCTTACTATATCATTATAGTAACTACGCTGAAACGAGGTGATTCTTTTTGTTTATTTCGCCCATGCTACTTGAGTCCGCAAAGGAGCCGTTTAACTCTGACGACTATATCACAGAAACTAAATTTGATGGCATCCGTCTGATCGCGTCCAGGAATAACGGTTTAATCCGCCTCTACACACGCCACAACAACGAAGTCACCGCTAAATTTCCGGAATTATTAACGCTCGACATACCGGACGGCACCATATTAGACGGCGAGCTTATCGTACCTGGATCGACAGGCTCCGGCGATTTCGAGGCCGTCATGGAACGGTTCCAGTCGCGAAAAAGTTATCATCCGATAGTATTTTGCGTTTTTGATGTCCTGCGGATAGAAGGCGTTTCAGTTACGTCTAAGCCGCTAACTGAACGAAAAGAATTGCTGGCCGGTCTAAAAATCGATCATCCTAACGTTAAAGTAGTCGAAGGTGTTCGCGGCCATGCTGCGGATTATTTTGAATTAGTCTGCAAAAATAAGATCGAGGGCATCGTTATGAAGCGGGCAGACGCTCCATATGCAGAAAATAAGCGATCAGATCGCTGGCTGAAGATCGTGAACTACGAATATACTGACGTTTTGATTACGGGACTGCGTAAGGAAGATAATGCGCTGTTGCTTTCATACATGGACGGCCAGTATGCCGGCGTGATGGAATTTATGCCGTATGGTGAGCGGCGGAAGCTACATGCAGATAGAGTAATCGTAGAGGAAACGGAGAGGTATGCCTATATCGAGCCGATTGGGTGCCGCGTAAAGCACCGGTTCAAGACGAAAAACGGCTTGCTGCGGATCCCGTCGTTCCATGAATGGCGTTGAATTGATCACACTATTGTCGTATTCTAATAGTCGGAGGTCGAGAACGAATGGATTACGAAACAAAAGGCTATGATACGACGATTGTATACGATTATAAAGAGTATCCGGACGCCCACTACGGGCGCTGCGATAACTGCGACTATACGCTGTTCAAAAGTTCGGTGAAGGACGGAATTTTCCTACGCGAGTGCCGTCGTTGCGGTATGAAGAAGAGCATATAAAAAAGAAAGGCGCCAATTACGGCGCCCTTTTCCATCCATCTACAGCTTCTTCACGTTAAACATCGCAAGCAGCGTCTTATCCGGCGTCTTGGATTGTCGATAAAACACGTTAGGATTAAACGTATATCGTTCCGGTTCGCTGCCGACCTTTATTCGCGCGACAACGAACTCTCCGTCGAATTTCATCTGCTTCAGTCGGCGGCCAAGCGTATCAGGCGTTACTCCGATCGCCGCCGCAAGCTCTTTCTTATTGAACCATCGGATATGCTTCGGATTCTTTTCGAATGGATTTTCGCAAAGAGCGTTAGTTTCGTAATGGACGAACGGCAGCATTCGGTAGATCAGACCGATGTCCGTCGCCTTCACTTCGCTGTACACCTTCTTGATCTTCGCGGTATAGAGCTTAACGACGTATTGGCTTCCGAAGTTACCTTTGAAATGATAGCGTTCGTTCACCGAATAGGCGCCGTTTTCTTCCCGGATAATGTCGTGCGCAGTACAGGCGCTTAGGAAATCGTAGAACGTTCGCGGCTTTTTCACGAGCTGTAGAACGGACATCATATCCGCTGTAGTCATCGGAGTTTTATTACGGCTAGATTTAACGAGAACACCGTTGTAGTCAACGTAGCATTGCAGCAGCATTAAATAGCCGCATTGTGCCGTTGTGAGAGCGTCATAGACTTCGTGAATATTAGACATATTCGCATTGGAAAAGTCTCGCCTGTCCACCGCCTGCTTTTGTTGCTCCCGGAAGGCTTCGTCCTGGTTCCGATGTCTAAGCGTGTAGTCTGTCGATAGATCTTCGCCTGTTTCTGCGTTTACTACTCGTAATCTTTTCAAAATATCGTCTCCTTTTTCGCATAATAAAAGAGCGCGGATTTGGCGCCCTCAATATACATAGATAACTAAACGGGTAAAAGTATCGAATTTAATGAATAATTTTTTCGCCGGTTGCGATATTGACCGTAAATTGTCCCGGTGTTCTTCCGTTAATAAAATCGTTATAACGTTTTCGGAGTTCCTTATTTCGCGATTTAGCCTGTTCATCAACCGCCATATTTTCGCGAAGGCTGCGCTCCCTTCTCACAGGTAAGGCGTAATTCCTTCCGTCTACTCCGACGTTTACTGCAAGCTTAAACGGAACCTCGATTCTGTTGTTCGCTTCCTTCTTCCGATGCTTCCCTTCTTTGCGGCGACTGAGCTGCGTTTCACTCATAATCGGATATTCTTCACGCGTCATTTTATCCGGATGTGAGTCAGAAAGCTCTTCGTAGATTACGAGATTTGCCATGCGTTCAAGCGCGGTAGAATCCGGATGCTCGCCGACTGAATCATAATAAGCATCAGCCAGCGCGGTAATTTCCTCAATGCGTTCGATCCGGTCCAGTTCTCCGGCTTTCGTTCGCTGCTGTAATTCCGTAATCATTTCGTGCAATAGTGCTTTATCCATTAATTCGTCCTCCCATCGAGTATCCTTCGTTATGCCCCGCCCAATAGTAGTAAATATCCGCAAGCTTATTCGTTGCGTCTTCGATGAAATATCGCACAGCTCTCGCGCTTATCCCCATCCGTTTCCCCGCCTCGACTTGCGTCAAATCTTCGAAGTATACAAGACGGACGGCCTCACGCTGCCTGTCGGTCAGATCCGCAAGCTCAACCGCGTTGTGCAGATCGAGAAGCACTTCGGCAGCTTCGTATTCTCCGAGTCGTTTGCGGCTGACGAACTTCGGATAATCGGAGAGCAGCGTTTTGACACCCTCCGCATTGTCTAGCGCATAAGCCGCCTCAAATTCGCGATCCTTTCGGTGTAGATCGATTTTTACTTTTCCGATAACAACCGCCTCCTCTTTCGTTAATAACTTCGTTAACAATTCGCACATCTCTGTTGACTATCGGTAACTATTCCGTCTATACTGAACGTAAATACTTTCGTAAGGAGATTCGTTATGGCACTTACGTGGATTTCAAACGACTTTGATCGCAATACCAAAGCGTATATAACAATCGAAAAGCAGCGACGTTTATTTATTTCGGCTGGTGCGCGGCGCGTCATCGGACTGCCTACGGACGGACCGTTTTATTTATCCGTCGCATATGACGCGGCTGAAAAACGCATTGTTGTCGGCAAGCCCGAACTCGTTAAGCAGCCGGACGTCAAACCGTTCAAATTCGATAAGCGCGGCAATGTTTCGGCATGGCCGTTCTTGCGTAAAATCGGCATTGATTTCGATAAGCTTCCGCAACGATACTATTTGATCGGCGA